ACGTTCTGGAACTGACCGCCGGTGATGATTGCCGGAACAACAGTCACAGACATTGTCGAAGAACCCGAACCAGTTACGGTCGATTGGATCACGAAATTGCGTGGCTTGTTCGAACCATATGCCTGACGGTTCTGCGGGTTGACCGCAAACACGTTAGCGATCTGGATCACATCGCCTTGACGCAGGGTCAGGCCAGCGCTGTGAGTCAGAGTGATAGTCGAGGATGATGCCCAGCCGGTCGAAATACCGATGCTCTGGGTATTAGCGGTCAGGGTGCCAGCGGTTGTAGTCCACGAACCAAAAGTTTGTGCCACAACGTTCTGATCCATTTTCCAGTTCATACCGCCCGAATCACGGCCCATCAGACCCTTTTGGTACTGATCCGATACCGCGGACTGTGGGTTAAACAGACCTTTCAGGCTGTCAACAATAGTCGCCGAAGTAAATGGCTCGATGATGCAAGAACGGCGGCCATCGCGGGGTGCGCCTTCGCTGTCCAGATACGCTTGGGCAGTCAGGTAAGTGATAAGGCCAGTCGGCGGTGTGCCAGCGGTGCCAACGATGTTAGCGGTGCTGTTCTTTGCCGTTGTCAGGCCATCAAAGTCGATTTTGTTGGCGATAGCCGCCACAGCAGGCTTCAGAACACGGTCGCTGAACATATCGAGCGACAGGGCCAAATCTTGCGTGGTGAACTGGGTGTCAACGTGGAACTGAGTTGACAGGGTGACTGGGATGCTGGTTTCGTTGAAATCTTCAACGTTCAGCGCTGGGCCAGTTGTACCAATGAAACGACCCGGACGACGAACGTTCAGGGTGTTACCGATTTTCGCGCCTACGACAGCAAATTGATCGTCGTATTCGCGGTTTACTTCTGACGAAAATGTCAGTTCGTTTTCCAAGACCATCAACGCTTCGTTGGTGATCTTGCTAATGGTTAGCAAATTGTTGGACATTTCTATTTCCTTTTAGAAAAGGGTTTAACTAGCGGATTTTTCTCGATGAACGGGCGGCTTTCCATTGCTGATACGTTCCATGAAAATTGCCATCGGCATCCATGTTGGCATCAACTGTGTTGACCGCACCGCGCAGCGGATTAATCGGCGCTGGCGCTTTTGACTTCCCAACAACAGGCTTTGGTTCTGGGTCTTTCGCCTTTTCGAAGCGAGCTTCGATCTTCCCAATTTCTCGAACAGCGGAAACAACCGACATATCGGCCAATTTTTTTGCAAAGTCGGTATTTTCAGCCAACCAATACAAAATTTTTGGCCCATGCTCTGATTCAATGATTGCATCTCGAACCGGGTCAGACACCCGCACATCCGAACTCTGCACCATGTCATCAAAGTCGGGTAATTCGTTCTTGGCAGCGTTTACGCGATCAGCCCATGCTTGAAACTTAGCTTCTTGCTCGGCCTTCGCTTGACGCGCCTGCTCCTCTTTATCCCGTTCCATCAGCTTCTTGTCAGCGGTATATTCGGCAAGCGCTCTCGCGTACTCGAACATATCGTTGAACATTTCCGGCTTCGGTTCTTCGCCTAGCTCATCCTCTGGCTGTGCAGCCGGTGGGTTTACTTTGGCTTCGAGTTCCTTCAGCCTGATTTCCAAAGCCTCCCGTTGCTCACGTTCGCGTTGCGCTTCCTGCCGCGCTTGCTCCCGCTGCTTGGTTATTTCTGAAAACCGCCGTTCCAGCTTGGAATTTGGCTTCTTTTCCTTCGCCTCATCTGTTGCTGTCGCGTCCTTCCCTTCCCCATCCTGTCCACTCTGATCTGCCTCTGCATCCGGCTCGGTAACGGCGCTGTCTGCGTCCTCGTTTACCGCCTCGTTTGCTGGCGTTTCAACTAGACCAAGTTTCTGGGCTGCGAATTCCGCTAAATTCTCGCTAGTGACAATATTTGCCGCCAGCCTTGCTTCCACTTCAGACATAGGTTTTCCCTAAGAATTGACCCGGTGTTACCCGCCGGTAGGTTTATTGTCATCCTGTATTCATTCCATGTCAAACCATCGGCTGTTCAGGCGGCATTTGTTCCGGCATAGCCTGCGGCTGCTGTTGTGCCATTTGCTGCGCGGCCATCATTTGCATTTGCTCTGCCTGTGCTGCCTGAACCATCATCTCTTGCCCAGCCTGAATAAACGGGTTGGCGGTGTCGTTGACTTCGTCCTCGGCAAACGCCATTTGCTGCTGCTGCTCGGCATCGCGTCGAGCAATCTCGGCGTTTAACGACCCAATCGGCACACCCGCTAGAATCAGCCTGAGCATCGCGTCCAGCTCGACCTTGTTCTGGTCGGTGGTGGCCTTCAGGTTGGCTTGGTTGATCTTGGCCTCGTTGATGGTGTCGGTGTTGTAAGCGCGGGAAATTACATCCATTAGCTTCCTGCGGCTCTGGCCTTCTTCCTTGATCTGCGCAACTTGACCGCGATTCTGAATCTCCAACTGCATCGCCATCATTTGCTGTTGCATATCGGCAATAGTCTTTTGCGACTGTAGCAGTTGCATTTGCGCCTGCGGTGGAATGTCGGATTTCTCGTCGATCTGGCTCAACGGGTTCATCGCAGCCAGCCGGTCAGCAATCACATCCGCGCCGGGGAAATCCATGTTCCGGAACAATAGGTCGCCTGCGGCTTGGAATATCTGCGGGTCAGCCATCAGCGGCATCATGGTATCCACAGCCTGCTGGCGCTTCGAGTTATAGCCGGGGCCAACGTCCATCACTACGTCATACAAGCCGACTGTCACGTCGTTCATCACCTCGCCGGTCGCTTCCTCTTGGTTGATCGTCACCATGTCAGGTTTGCCATCAACCCCAATGATCCGCAGGACGCGCTGGGTGTCGTAAATCTTCGGGATCAGGTCGAGGATAATTTTGCCCGTCTGCTTAATGCTGCGGGTCATGTTGTCGTAGAAGTGGAAATTGCTCAAATCCACTTGCATTTGCTGGCCTTGCAGCGCCTTGCCCGAAATATTGCCCGGTAACGCCTGCGCAGGGTCAAAGATACCCAGCACGGTTTTTAGATCGTCAGCAATAGCGCCCGACGCAACCATAATCCCATCGGGCGGCGGCTCCGGCTGGATGCGCTGCGGAACTGGCGCGGGAACGCCTTCGATGTCCTTTTGCTTGTAGCGCAGCACAGGCGTGGACTTGATGTTCGCCAGCGCCCATTCGCTTTCATGGCCTTCGTCCTGGCCCTCGGCAATCAGCCACTTGGGTTTTGGTGCCAACGCGATAGATTCGGTCAACGCCGTGCGCCAGAAATTAAACATCCGTTGCGGGTCTTTGGCGAAGCGGACAAGGCCGTATTTCTTGCGCTTGCCCTCGACCACGACCTGCGCCCCGTAGCACGGAATGATCGGTATGTACTTACCCGGCCACTCGCGCTCCTCCAGCACTTCCATCGCGGTCAGCTTGCACCATTTGACCTTGCGCTTGTACGAATCGCGCTCGTCAACAATGGTGATGCCACTCGCCGCCATCATCTCAGCGTCAGGCAGTTCGTCCTTGTACACTTTGGTGCCATCAGATAGCAGGACTAGCTTCGACTTTACGCGCTCAACGTACCAGTATTCAGCGAGTCGAATGTCCTCTTTCGTCACCCACTCGGCATCCGAGTCGCCCGTGGCTCTAGCGCTAAAGTTTGCGCCATCGTCAGCGCCCGGATATTCCCGACGGAACGCCGCCTTAGACATTACGCTCGTAATAAGGCAACGCTCGGCATCCGACCCGTCAGGCATAACCGAGTTTGGGTCAAAATAGACCGAGAACGGATCGTCAATCGCGTCGATGAATATTTCCTGATCGAAACTATCCTCAGAAACGTAATTAGTATTGATGCGCCAATAGCCCCAGCCCATCTTGACTGCGTACTCGAACGCCGTGTCGTAAGCGGTGTCGGCGTTGGAGTTCACCTCGATGTGCCGGGTAATCCCTTCGATGACCTGCGCGACCTTCAGATCGCCTTCATTGTTGACCGGGTGGACTTTGATGCGTGGCCGCTGCTGGCGCTGCTGGTTCGTTACCTGCCGCACATAAGCGTCGATCTTGTTGATGGTCAGGCAGGGCCGCGATTCTAAGTTACGGCTGTTTTGAATCTCAACCGGCCATTGGTCGCCAGCGGCAAACTTTAAGTCGCCTAGCGCCTCTGCGCGGTTCTGGCTGTCAGCTTCGCCGACCAACCGTAAAAACTTGATGGCCTCGCCAATCCTGCCATCCATGTCCATGTCTTGAAACGCCATGATTTCCCCTTTAACTCATCCAGCCGCCAGCCATAGCAACCGCAGGCTTTTTGCGCACCTTCGCCGGTTCCTTGACCATCAGCGCGATATACCTGAAAGCGTCAGCCCCGTGGCTGTAGCGGTCGTGCAGCGGCATTTTGCTGAAGTTGCCAGTTTCGGGGTCAACTTCGTAGCGATAATGGCGCAAGCAGTTTAGACCATCGGCACAATTTTCTCTATCGAAATAACAATTCGGGAATATTGTCCGCGCTGCGTTGATCGAGTCAATCGTCGGCACACGTTCCAGCACCCGAGTCTTAAACCCAGCGCCGCGAACAATGTCCTCAATGCTCCGACCTGCCGCTGCCAGCGTCTTGTTCTGCGCGTCGTGCGGTAGCCAGATTGTGTCGTACACATAACCAAACGATTGCAGCTCGGCTAGGTAGCTGGTCATCGTCCGCTGACTGCCCTCGAAATACCGAATCAGCCGGGTTTCCATCCCGATGAACTGCACCAGCCACCACGCAGTTGCGTCCGACCAGCCTAAGTCGCAGATCGCATGGACGGGCTTGCTTGCGTCATACGGCACTTTGGTGATGCGTTCCTCGGCCTCAGCCCTCATCATCTCTTTGGCAAAGATTGCCCCGTCGATGGTTTGGCGGCAGACCCCTTCCCACACTTGCATATAGGCTTCATGGTCAAGCGCCTTGAGGCTTTCCATCTCCATGCGCAAGACTTCAGGAAACCACGGGTTGTCCCAGTAATTGATCTTAATCAGGATGGCATCTTGCGGTGGGTGGATGACGAACCGCTGATAGGTTTCGTCGGTTTCCAGCTCTGGGTTGAAGCTCACCCAGATTTCCGACCCCGGTTTACGAATCGTTGGGATCAGGATTTTCCAGCTCATGCGGGAAATAGACTGCGCTTCCTCGCACCAGCAAATATCCACGCCCTCGAACGACTTAATGTTCGTCGGGTTGTTTTTTAGGCCGGTGAAGAAAAACTCCGTGCCGTTCGCGCCTCTAATCGCCCTCTCAGTAATTTCGTAGAACGACTGCAGGCCCAGATCGACAATCTGGTCGCCCAGCAGCTTATGAACTGAATCTTTAATCGATGTCTGGAATTCCCGTGCGCAGAGGATACGCAGCGGCTTCTTCGCTCCCAGGATCAGCAGCGCCCTAGCGATGCCCCACGACTTAGCCCCGCCCCGGCCACCATACAAGACCTTGTAGCGCGACTGCCGAAACAGCGGTTGAAGTTTTAGCGGGAACTCCGCTTTGGCGATGGCCTGCTCAACGCTCATCGGGCATTACGAATGACACTTGAATGCCAGATAGCGGCTCACCATC